CGGTCGTCATGGCGTAGCTCCTTGTCTGTTGGTCGGCTTACCTAGCCCTCATGGGCAATCGGTGAGAGAAGCCTATCAAGTAACTCGGCACCTTGTCAAGTGTCTCGGCATCAATTGACGGCAGTCAATGCCGCCAGTTGATTCGTTACGGGGCTAAACGGGGCGCTTCAGCTTGGGGGCGAGCGGGAAGGGGTTGTCCGGGGTGGGCTGGATCGCGGACAGGGTTTTCACGCTTTCGTAGAAGTGTTTCTGGAGGGCCGGAGGGAGGGCGCGGAAGGCCACAAGCCCGGCTTCCTCGGCGGGGGGTAGCTTGTGATACCCCCTGAGCGGGTCGCCCCTTACAAGCCAGCGTATAGAGACATTGAGAGCGTCGGCTATACAGATGGCTAGGTCTGCCCCTAGTTCCTTACTGTGGCCCGTTTCGAGGTTGTTTAGGAACTGCCTGGAACACCCCACAAGCTTGGCCAACTCCCCCTGGGTCATGGGATGGCCGCGCTTTTGCCCGAACTCCTCCCGGGCTTGGCGCAGACGCCTGGCAAGGGTCGTAGGGGCCTGTTTTGAATGGGGCATACAGTCACTTTACGCTGCCGAACAGGGGGCGCGAATAGGCTGTTACAATGCCGATATGCTTGACAGCGAGTGCCGAGATATGCGACAAAGGCGCTATGCTGACAGCCAAGCGAATTCTTGAAGAACGGTTCAACGGGAACCTATCTGCCGCCGCGCGAGGAACCGGGATTTCCAGGGCTTCTTGGAGCGCGTGGAAGAACAAGGGATTCCCCGTCCCCATGCCGCCCAAGCTGGCCGCGTGGGTTCTCTCGACCCCCGCCCCAACCAAAGTAACGCCGGACTCTCCTACCGAGCCGGTTGGGGCCTTGCCGCCCGCCTGAGCGCGGGCGCTTTCTATTCGTAGACATGGGCCAATCCTCCCCCGCCCCCGACCGTCAAAGCGAGTCCAAATCGCTCAGACAGTCGCAATTCATGGAGTTGAGCGGCAATCTTGCCCATCTCCAATACCTGATGGCGCGTAACGGGCTGCGGTATCCATCCGCACGCGCGGGCATGCGCGATGCGGAGGCTGCGTAATGGGTGCCCCTCACCAACGCAAGGTAAATCCGGTTGTGATGGCGGAACAGGTCTTGGAGCTGTTGGACAAGATCCCCGGAGCCAGAACAGTTTTCATCGAGCGCACCCGTAACGAATCCATCCACTTACGCACGGCGAAGGTAAACGATCCAGAGCCGGACAAGTGGCGTAAGTCGAAAGGGTTTGTCGAGGTAGGGACTTACCTGGTAGGGATAACCGCCCGCGAGGTGTGCCAAGACATTTTGGACACGATGAGGCTGATTCGGTGAAGCATGCGCCGGTAGTGGAAGGTAGAACCACGGCAAGCGACCAGCTTGCAGATGGGGGTGCGATACCCGCCCCGGCGCTCCATTTTCGGGTTGGCCGCATAGACGAAGCGACCGACTTAGTAATCAAGCACCACTATTCAAAACGCGCCCCAGCGAATGTGCAATTCGTCGGCAGCTTCCATTTAGACGGCGGACTATTCGGCGGGGATGGCGAAATCGTTGCGGCTTGCTTTTTTAGCATTCCGCCTACCCGATGGGGCGAACCCGTCTTGGAATTGTCGCGCCTCGTGAGAGCCGGCGACAAGGTACCGCTGACAAAACTGATTAGCCATTCTGTTAGGTGCTTAAAGAAAGCCGGAGCAGATTTATTGGTGAGCTTCGCTGACAAAACACACGGCCATGAGGGGTTTGTATATCGGGCAAGTAATTGGCGTTACGCGGGGTGCCGTGAACGTCGAATGGACGGCGTTTTAATTGATGGTGTTTTTATCCCTGGGCGTTCATGTAATTCTATTTACGGGACGCGAAGCCCCGTCAAATTAGCCGAAATGATGCCAACCAAAACGGTGGAACCGCATTACGACGAAGGAAAACACTTGTATTGGCTTCCGCTTGGCAATAACGGATTGAAGAAGGCGCAAAGGCTTGGGATTGCATGAGGGCCAAGAAAGTTGACGCCAATCACTCAGCCGTTGTCGATCACCTTCGCTCAATTGGCTGGCGCGTATGGGACTCGTCTGCTGTCGGCAGAGGGTTTCCTGACCTTGTTGTCTCTCATACCCGAACCGGAGAAACCTGCCTGGTTGAGGTCAAGGCCGGCCGAGGAGAGCTTAACGAAATCCAGAGAGGGTTCAGGGACAAGTGGCCCGGCCCTGTGTTCGTCGTGCGGTCGCCCGATGACGCAACTAGACAACTGACGCTATGGCTGCTGTCAAAACTCCGTCCTATTGGGAATCCCGGCTGAGTGAATCCGAGAAGGTGAGGGAATACGAAGCCCTCAAACGAAGGTGGGTGAGCGAGCACCCGAACGCCACCCCCGAGGAATTTGAGGCGTTCATAAGATGGCTGTGTAAGTGGCTGAGGTTTTGAGGCCAGCGGTTCCTTTCCCGCGTGACCTGTGTGGAACCGAGCGGGGGCCGAAGTCGGTTCACTTTCACAAGGAAAGAAAAGGCACATGGCGCGTATCAGGACAATCAAGCCGGAATTCTTCCGCGACGAAGAATTACAGGACTTGGAAGCAGCCCACCCGAGGGCTTACCCGATGCTTGTTTTCGCCGCTCTGTGGGGTCATTGCGACAAGAACGGAACCTTCGAATGGAAGCCCAGGAACCTGAAATTGGACATTCTCCCGTTCCTTCCTTTCAACATGGATCAGGCGCTGGAAGTTCTCGAAAAGGGGGCCTTCATAAAGGCGTTTGTCGCGAACGGGAAGAAGTATGGGCATATCCCGAACTTCAAAAAACACCAACGAATCAACGGGAAAGAGGCGCAGGAAGCAGCGAAGCACCCATTGATAAGCGAAGGGGAAGAAGTTGGGAAGCAACAGGGAAGCAACGGGGAAGCAGTCGAGACGACAGGAAGGGAAGGGAAGGGAATGGATAAGTTCCCCGGCGCTTCTCGCGAAGCGCCTGATGGATTCCTGAAGTTCTGGAACACATGGCCAACATCTTCGCGTAAGGGTGGGCGGACCGTGTGCCTGCGTAAGTGGCTCGCGAAAGGCTGTGAGCGTAATGCCGCCGCCATCGTCGCCCACGTCGAGTCGCTTAAGGCCAGCCGGCAATGGGCCGACCCGGAATTTATCCCCGCCCCCCTGACTTACCTGAATCAAGCCCGCTGGGATGGCGCAGAGGCCGCACAAGACGACTTCGCGGGGATGCTGCATGGCTGATACCGCCGAATTCATTTCGCGACTTGTAGGGGCCAAACAGACGGCCCCGGGCCGGTGGCTGGCGCGGTGCCCGGCCCATGATGACAAGTCCCCGTCGCTTTCCGTTCGGGAGGCCGATGACGGGCGGACGCTGATTACCTGTTTCGCGGGGTGCGATGCCGGCGCAGTAGCTGGCGCCGTGGGCTTTACGCTCCGCGACCTGTTCCCTCGGGGGTCCACGACTGCGGCCCGTGGGGCGCGCTCCCCGGTTCCGGTTGGCGATGTTCTGGAGGTTATCGAGGGTGAGGCGCTTACGGTGGCCGTGATCGCGTCCGACTTGGCGAAGGGTGCCGAGATTACGCCCGAGCGTAAGGAAAAACTGCTTACCGCTGCCGGAAGGATTGCGGCGGCAATCGAATTCGGAAAGGAACGGCGATATGACCCCCGCTACCGATAGGCTTGATCGGGCGCAGGAGTTCCTGGATCAGCGGCTGGCGATGCTGAGGGACGAGCATGAGAAGCGCATCGCCCCTTACCTGGAGGCCCCGGCGCAGCACATTCTCCGCTCGCCTGCCGATTTCCTTGAGGCCCTGAAAGCATCGTTCCTGCCGGCGCATAACTCGGTGGCGATGCTCCCGTGGGGTGCGACTCACGGGCGGGTGGCGTTCAACAAGGGCGAGCTTACCGTGTGGGCGGGACAGAACGGGTCGGGTAAATCCCTCGTCCTCGGGCAATGCTGCTTGGACTGGATTGCGAATGGGGAGCGGGTTGTGTTGGGTAGCTTCGAAATGTCCCCCGTTGCCGTCCTCAAGCGCATGGCTCGCCAAGCCTCGGGGTCTAGGCATCCGTCCGATTCGTGGCTTGAGCAATTTATCGGCTGGCTCTCCCATGAGCGGCGGTTCCTGTTCATCGACCATAAGGGGACGCTGAATCCCAAGCGGGCATTGGCCGAGGTTCGTTACGGCATCGCGGAGGAGGGGGCTACGCAGGTTGTGATCGACAACATGGGCAAGGTTGTAAGGGGGGCAGAGGATTACGATGCGCAGAAGGATTTTGTAAACGACCTTTGGGCGATTGCTTCGGACACGGGGACGCACATTCACCTGGCCCATCACACGCGCAAGGGTGACGACGCGAACAAGGTGCCCGACAAGTATTCCGTTCTTGGGTCGGGGTCTATCTCGGACTTCGCCGACCAAGTGGTCTTGGTGTGGAAGAACGCGAAAAAGGTCGAGGACAGGAATAGCGGGGTTGCGGTGGACGAGGAAAAGCCGGACGGAATGTTGATCGTCGCCAAGTCCCGCAACAACGAGTGGGAGGGGAGGATCGGGCTTTGGCATAACCCTGACTCGTTGGCGTTCCGCACGACGCCCGACAAGGGGTGGGCGCGGACTTATGACATAGGGGCCGTGTAATGGATTGCGTTACGGGCAGGTATCACGACAAGTGGGATTCGCTTACGAGGGTGGTCTAGATGAATAAAGCGGATTGGCAACCAATAGAGACTTGTCCCATTAAGCCGTTCAACAGGGAGACGTGGTATGTGGCCGCGTCGGACCGGGTGCTTTTGTGGAATGGGCATTGCTGTGTAATCGGGCGGTATGGCTACACGCAAAAGGGGAATGGGCGATGGCGAGACTGGAACGGGGCCGTTCACCCGACCCATTGGATGCCGCTGCCGGGCGACCCCGCGTGATCGTTACATGGCGGCTTGCGGATGGGAAACCCGGAAGCAAGGAATTCCCGGACGATCAACTAGACGAAGTTCTTACTAGGGTATGGAGGAAATTTGGTGATGAGCGAAAACCACTCTCCGGCGGAAGTGAATTCGACCGGATACAAGAACACACAGGAAAAGCGGGATCAGATGGCGTCCTACATGCGGGCTTACCGCAAGCGGCGAAAACTGGCCTCAGGCGCAAAAGTGGCTATCGAGGCTGAGCAGGGTATTGCCGAGCCCCAATCGTCGCCTGTAGAGGCTCCTAGCGCGTCCTAGCCATATGCGCGTCCTTATCGCTTGCGAATTCTCCGGCGTCGTGCGCGAGGCGTTCCGCAAGCGCGGGCACGATGCCTATTCCTGCGACCTTCTGCCCGCCGAGGACAGGAGCGAATTCCACTTTCAGGCAGATGTTCTCAATTACATCGGCGGCGAGTATTGGGACTTGATGATCGCCCATCCGCCATGCACCCACCTGGCCGTAAGCGGTGCGCGGTGGTTCAAGGACAAGCTGCCGGAACAGGAAGCGGCCCTGCGATTCGTGCGCGCGCTCATGGCAGCGCCAATCGAGCGCATCGCCATCGAGAACCCGATCAGCATCATTTCGTCCCGCATCCGCAGGCCGGATCAGATCATCCAGCCGTGGCAGTTCGGCCACGGGGAGACGAAAGCCACCTGCCTGTGGCTCAAGAATCTGCCGCCGCTAACGCCCACGAAAATCGTGCCCGGCCGCGAAAATCGCGTGCATCGGATGCCGCCCGGCCCGGATCGCTGGAAGGAGCGCAGCAGGACTTACCAGGGGATCGCCGAAGCTATGGCAGAACAGTGGGGCGGCAATGCCTGACTACATCATCCGCTCCGACGAGGACAAGGCGCGTTTATGGCGCGTAATGCAGGGACTTGCGCCAAAAGTATGGCGCGTAAGTATTACTCAGTTTCGTGCGAGGAGGAGTAACGATCAGAACCGGCTCGCGTGGAAGCTGTATAACGCGGTCGCTGCCGAGACTGGCTACACGCCGGACGAGGTTCATGGCCTATTCAAGCAACGATTCGGGGAGCCCAAGACGGTGAGGATTGGCGATGTTGAGGTAACGGAATACACCACGCGAGATCGGGATGTAAGTTGGTTCTCGGACTACCTTGACCGTTGTCAGGCATTCGCCGCGCAGGAATTGGGGGTGGTGATTGGCTAACTTCCGATCCCGTCGCCTCCTCGACCTAATCCACGAAGCCCCCTGCATGGCTTCCTTCCCCCATCAATGCAACGGGCCGTCTGTTCCAATGCACTCGAATGAACTTACATGGGGCAGAGGTTACGCGCACAAGAGTCCAGACTGGGCTGTTGCAAGCGGCTGCCCCGAAGCTCATTCCTACATTGATGGCGTAAAGGGCGGATGGGACAAGGAAACGAAACACGCGGAATGGCTAAGGGCGTATGTGAAAACCTGGGCTTGGATGTGGGAAACGGGGAGGGTGAAAGTTGGCTGAACCGTGGAAGCGTAAAGAGGTTATCGGTGACGCCACGCTTTACCTCGGGGACTGCCTTGAAATCCTGCCTACTTTGCCGAAGGTGGATGCGGTGATAACTGACCCGCCGTATGGGATTGGTCTTGACTACGGGATTTTTCAGGACACGCCTAAAGCCATTAAAGAACTAGCCCCGCGAATTGTTGAGCTTTCTAAGGCAATAGCGCCCCTCGTTTCGATAACGCCGGGAAATGTGAACCACTACCACTACCCGCAGCCGACTTGGACCCTATGTTGGTTCAATCGTGCGGGGGCGGGAAGCGGGCCGTGGGGGTTTTCCTGTTGGCAGCCGATTCTTTGCTATGGGGCTGACCCCTACTTAGCAAGCGGGAAAGGTCGTCGCGGGGACTACATAGAGTGGTCGGAACCCGCTGACAAGAACGGCCATCCTTGCCCCAAACCGGCCCTATTTATGCAGCGGTGGATTGAGCGCGTATCGCACGGCAAAAGCGTATGCGACCCCTTCATGGGTTCTGGCACAACCGGCGTTGCCTGCATGAATCTCGGGCGTCGCTTCATCGGAATCGAAATCGAGCCGAAATACTTTGACATTGCTTGCGAGCGTATCGAAAACGCGCAGCGCCAGCAAAGGATGTTTGCCTGATGTGGCTGACTGAATTACTCTCCCGTCCCCGCCGCATCCGCTCAAAGCGCAGGGTAGTAAGGCCGTTGGGCGCATGGGAAATCTTCACTCCCGATCCCGATATCAGGCGAGAGGAAATCCAGAGGATTCATTGGACGAAAAGTAACCGCAACCGGAGGGCGCATGGCGAAGCGTAATCAACCGGCCGACGATTCTTACAAAGAATTGATCGAGGAGAGCGGCGTCCTGGATCGCGCGGCGAAAATAGTTGAGGGACGCGACAAGCAGCAGCATTACGGCCCGCCGGAGGAATCCATGTCTCGGATTGCTCAGGTGTGGTCGGGAATCCTCGGTCAGTCGATTACGGCCGGGCAGGTGGCATTGATGATGGCCGGGCTGAAACTGGCCCGATTGGGCGCGGACCCGGAACACGCGGATTCGCTCGATGATCTGGCGGGATATGCCCGCGTATACGAGCGGGTGAAGGGGCTGCAATGACACAGATCGAAATAGACAAGATTAAGGCCAGGATTCTTGGCGGCATTAGAAAAGGCGAAGGCGGGTGCTGGGAGTGGATTCGGTTTAAGAACGAAAAGGGATATGGGCGCAACACGTTTGTTTTCGACGACAAAAAAGAGATGTTCGTCCATCGCGCAAGTTATCGGGTGTTTCGCGGGGACATTCCGCCCGGCTTCGTAATTGACCACATATGCAGGAATAAGGCGTGCGCCAACCCGGATCACATGGAGGTCGTCTCTCCTGGCGAGAACAGTCGTCGCGGGAACGTTGCCCGCAACCTATTGAAATGGGCATGTAAACGTGGGCACGCTTTGATTGGCGACAACTTGTCTGTCGGGGTCCACAAGGGCTACGTCAGGCGGCGTTGCAAAGTGTGTGATGCCGCCCGCCCGCGCTAGGAGGCCGAATTGAGTCCTGATGAACGCGAGGCCATGTCCCGCGCTCTAAACGCCGTCCGGCTGATGAGCGAGGCTATGGAGCTATTACACGGCCGCATATCAGCACTAGAGGCCGCTGTATTACACCTACACGGGCGGCTGAGACTTTACGAGGCCGGCGAGGTGGAGATTCACCAACCGATGAGGGCGCATTGATGAGGGAATCCCTAGCGCGAGTTCTGTCCGGTATATCCAATCTGGACGAAGGCCCCCATGAGCGGCCCGTAGACCGCCTACACGCGCTCGCAAGCGCGCAAATCGAGCGGGCTAATAGGACGGCCAGGGCGTCGAAGCTCGCGGCGCTAGGAGTGTCCCTAATCGCGCTGAAAGCGGCGAATCGCGCGGACGAGCATGAGCGGGCTGTTACCCGGCTGGCGGAGTGTCTAGCGTGGGTCAGGCCGATTCGCGGTGAGGATTTCCGGCTGCGCGTAAGCCGTCAGGCCGTGATGGAGCATTGCATCGACTTCTGCCCGACCTGTAACGGGACGGGGGAGGTAAAGGCTCAGGACGGCATTGACGGGGCACAGCGGATGAAGCCATGCCCTGAGTGCGGGGGCCACGGCCGGCGGCGGTATACGGACGACGAGAGGAGGATCAACATGCTCCTGCGGGCCGAGGAATACAGGGACGGGGCGCGGATGATGGCTGAGGCCATGTCATTCATCGCCATTGCCGAGGATGAGGCCATCCGCACGGCGCAAAAGTTACTTGAGCGGTGGCGGTAGCACGATCCGGCCTTGACAGGCAAATTGATTTCCGCTATAAGTAACACATGGGCCGATAGTTGCCCATTCTTGTAATTGCATTACCGCCCGCAATGGGCGGTCACAATCAGGCGAATAACTATAAATAACCCCAAGAGCGATGCCTGCGCTCGCCCATTGAAAACGGACCGCCGGCTGGCGGTTTTTTTACGCCCGGTGACGGGCGCGGCACGCCTCTCGTTAGTCATACATCGTTGGCCGGGATGGTAAGGCAGAAAACCGGCTACCCTACGCGCCGAGCCGGGGTTGGCGGATTCAAGCGTGAGCCGCCTTAAACGAGCGAACAGCAAATTGACGCCGCAAGGCGGGCGACTGGCCCACGGTAAGGGCGCTCGATAAACAGGAAGTAACGCGCTTCGGGGCCGTTGGTCAGGGTGTAAACCCCTGCGGCATCGTCAGCTAGCGATCCCCCATAACCGCCGCATTGCACGGCTGGCCCGATAACCAAACCTCGGGGGGTCAAAGCTGACGGCTCGGCCCATGCCAGAACATAACTAATTTGATCGACATATTCGCACGGCTCGGCAAGCTAGCGGATAGGCCCTCGCAAGGGGGCCGCTTTTTTTGCGTAATCTTGCTCGCATTACTGAGCATTCCCACGGTTAGCGCCTAGTTTTCTACCCATTTGTGCGGGAGGTATCCCCATGCGCCGCGATTACGTTAGTTGGACACTCGCGCTGGCTGCTGGCCTCCTCCTGTGGGTAGGTATCGTGTGGGCGTTTACGCCGCAAGAGTTGATGGGCGAGCGCGTAATCAGTCCTCCCGAGTGCAAGGACGGTAAATGCACCCTTGCGGAGGACGATCTGCGCTTTGTCATGGAACGCGGGCGGCTGATGGAGGAGGTCGCAACGCGCCTCTACAACAAGCTGAATACCTGTCGCGGGGGGCATGGGGCGTGAGCGAACGGACAGACGAATTACGCGATCAGGCCAAACGCTACGCGGCTGAGGCGTGGGAGGAGTGGATCGGCTCGGTAGCCGAGTCTCCTGCCAGCCACGGGCTAACGGCCATCGCGGCTGTTGTGGTGGCTAGCGTGGTGAGGTGGATCATCTAGTAGAGGGTGGCGCGGTATCCGGCGGACTGGAGGCCGGCGACGATATCCTCTGGCGATCCGAGGATGATCCCCCCGTCATAGTGGGCTCCCGTGGCGTCGTGCGGGATGAGTACGGGCATGGCGACAGATCGTGGGTCATAGCCGATATCGTCAGGCAGGAGGCTATAGATCACGGCGCTTCTCCTTCCGCGCCCGCTGTCGAGCGACGGCGCGGTAGATGGTGGAGAGGGCGATCCCGACGTGTTTGGCGGCGCGGTAGGCCGTCCAGCCCTGCTCGACGAGGGCGAGGGCTTGGACGGTGGCTGCGGATTCACGGGCGGCCATTGGCGATCGCTCGGTCGGCGGCCTCGTTCGCTTCCGCCTCACTGCGGGCGAACCCTTCCGCGATTACTTTCGCGCCGCGCCACACGGACCACTTCCAGCCGTTGATTTCGTAAGTCCAGAAGATCCACTTGTCCATGATCTGTTCCCGCGTTGGGTGGCTGCTACAGTTCCCACTATATAGCATCCTGCCTATTACGCAATAGGCCATATATTACACCTGTAACAATGGGCATCTACATAAGCGCGGCGGTAGTTTTCGCCATCTCCATCATGGGTGCTGGAGCCATCGGCTACACGAAGGGCTCGGCATCGCGTAATGGGGAAATCGCGGAGCTGTCGGCTGCTATACAAACCGCGAAGACGTTAGCAGCCGAGGCTGACGAGAGAGCTAAGGCCGTAAGCGAGCGTGTAGTAATCGAATACCGAGACCGCGTGCGGACGATTACAGAGCAACGCCCCGCCGAAATCCAGCTAGTGGAGGTAATCCGTGCTGAGGCTAATCCCCCTCTGTCTCCTAGTTTCCGCCTGTTCCACGATTCAGCCGCCACCGGTAGTCAGGCCGCTGAAAATCCCGGCGGAACTGATGCAGCCCCCGTCCCCGTTGAGGACGCTGCCGAGACCATCGCAGCAAATTACGCCACCTGCCGAACAGACCAGGCGCGGCTAGCGGCGCTGCAAGACATTATCCGCAACCAATGACGCGCCTCGTTCAAATCTGCATCCCCGAGGCCGCGCTAGACGATCCTCGGTGGGGCGATCTAGCCGATTACGATCAGAGAGTAGTCAGACTGCAAATCAACGATTCGACCATCGTAACCATCGACGGCGTAAGCATCCAATTCCCGGCGAGCTGGCTAAAGCCGGTGATTAACAACTAATCCAAATGGAATTTAATCCCGAAACCGCTAACGCGATCCTTGAGCGCATTGCTAACGGGGAATCGCTTAGGAACATTGCTAGCGCAGAAGGATTCCCATCGCGCCCGACAATTTACGGCTGGCTGTCGAGTAACAAGGAGTTCGCTGACCAATACGCGCGCGCGAGAGAGGAGCAGGCTGATACTTACGCGGACGAGATTGCGGCCATTGCAGACGACGAGTCGATCCCGGCCGACTCCAGGCGAATCAGGATTGACGCTCGCAAGTGGGTGGCGTGCAAGCTGAAGCCGAAGAAGTATGGTGATCGCGTGGACCTTACGCACGCCAATCCTGACGGCGGCCCGATCAGGCACTCGGTCAAGGTTGAATACGTCGGTTAAGGTTCCCCGCGCCTTCAAGTTCCTATGGGACGAGAAGGCCGATGACGGGTTAGATGTTAGGTATCGAGCGGTTTACGGCGGGCGGGGGTCTGGCAAGTCTCATGGCTTTGCGTCTGCCTTACTCCTCAAGGCTGCGGAGAGGCCGCTGCGCGTTCTGTGCGCCCGCGAGATACAGAAGTCGATCAAGGATTCCGTAAAGCGGCTGCTGGATGACAAGACCGAGGCGCTAGGTCTACGGGACTTTTACCAATCGACGGACACGGAAATCAGGGGGCTTAACGGCTCCCTTTTCCTTTTCTACGGGCTGAGGACTAACCCCGAATCCGTGAAGTCTGCGGAAGGGATCGATATCGCGGCGGTATTCGAGGCCGACCGAGTAAGCCAGCGAAGCCTGGAGCTGTTGATCCCGACCGTGCGTAAGGATGGCTCGGAGATTTGGGCTGAGTGGAACCCAAACCTAAAGACGGACCCGATTGATGCGATGTTCCGGGGGGAGACAAAGCCTCCTGGCTCAATCGTAAGGCGCGTCAATTTCGACGCCAATCCATTCTTCCCCGAGGTATTGAAGCGGGATATGGAGTGGGACAAGCGCCGCGACCCGGAGAAATACGCGCATATCTGGCTCGGTGAGTATCAGCAGCATTCCGAGGCTCGGGTATTCAAGAACTGGACGATTGAGGACTTCCAGACCCCGAACAATGTGAGCTTCCGGCTCGGGGCGGATTGGGGCTTCTCGGTTGATCCTTCGTGCCTAGTGCGGTGCTGGATCGACGGTAAGAGGCTCTACGTCGATTACGAAGCTCACATGATTGGCTGTGAGATAGACCAATTGCCTGAACTGTTTGACCGCGTACCCGATTCGCGTAAGTGGTTTATTACGGCGGATTCCTCGCGCCCGGAGACGATCAGTTACATGCGGAACCACGGCTATCCCAAGATCAATCACGCGATCAAGGGGCCGAAGTCTGTAGAGGAGGGCGTCGAGTTCCTCAAGAGCTTTGACATAGTGGTTCACCCTCGATGCAAGCATGTAATAGACGAGCTAACGCTCTACTCATACGAAACCGACAAGCTAACGGGCGAAGTCCTGCCGAAACTTGCTGACAAGGATAACCACATGATCGACGCGCTTAGGTACGCCTGCGAGGGGGCTAGAAAGGCTCTCAAGAAGCCCGTAGAGCGCCCTGCCGTCGAGTTCGTTAGTGGCGGTAATGGATGGCTCAATGGCTAAGAAGCGCAAAGAGGTAGAGGCCGAGGACACTAAGGCCAAGGGCGAGACTGAGCGCAAGGAAAAGCTCCTGAAGCGGGCGCTTGAGCGTTACACCCTGCTTGAGGACTTTTGGGCTGAGAATCGCAAGCTGGCCCTTGATGACATTAAGTTTGCGGCCGGCGATCAATGGCCGGAACACATCAAGAAAGCCCGAGAGAAGAAGCGCCGTCCTGCGTTAGTGTTGGACAAGCTCGCCCAATACCGCAGACAGGTGGTTAACGATGGGCGGCAGAACAGGCCAAGCCTTAAGTTCCGTCCTGTCGATGGCGGGGATATCGCAGTAGCTAACGCCTACCAAGGCATCACGCGTGCGATCCTGAATCGTTCTAATGCCGATGAAGCGTTTGACACGGCGCTAGATCACGCTTGCGGGCATGGGTTCGGGTACTTCCGCGTGCTGACGGATTACGCCCATCCTGGCTCATTCGAGCAAGACATTAAGGTATGTCGAGTTAGGAACAGCCTTGCGGTCCTCCTGGCCCCGCACCAAGCCGCTGACGGGTCGGATGCAGAAGACGGTTTCGTGATTGACACGATGCCTAAGACGGTTTTCGAGGCCAAATGGCCCAAGGCTGACAAGACGAATTGGGCCGACGACTCCACTCTGTACGGCGACGGATGGCTAGACGAGGAACACATCCGGGTTGCGGAGTATTGGTACAAGGAGCCCACGGAACGGACCCTGTATCAGCTTGAAGATGGCGCGGCGGTATTCAAGGAGGATTACGAGAAGTCTGCCCTCGAAATGGCCCAGGTTGGCATGGAGCCGCAGGCCATCGTTAGCGAAAGGCTAGTCAGGGGCCACAAAGTCAAGTGGTGCCGCATGACTGGGGCTGAAATCCTTGAGGAGCGAGACTGGGCGGGGCAATACATCCCGATCATTCCCGTCTACGGCACGGAGACTGACATTAACGGGAAGGTGATTTACTCCGGGCTTACTCGGCCCGGAAGGTCGGGGCAGATGCTCTACAACTTCGCTCGGACCGCGTTTGCGGAGCGGGTTGCGCTTACGCCGAAAGCGCCGTGGGTTGCTGCGGCCGGTCAGACCGAGGAATTCAAAGAGTGGCTAACCGCCAACGAGGATAACCATGCGGTTCTGACCTATAACCCTGTAGAGATTAACGGTCAGGCCCTTCCTCCTCCGCAGAGGCAGCCCGCGTCGGATATCCCGGCCGGTTTCGCTCAGGAGATGCAACAAGCGGAACACGATATCCAAGCGGCTATCGGGATGTATGCGGCGAGTCTCGGGCAACAGAGCAATGAGAAGTCGGGTAGGGCGATCATGGCCCGCCAGCGCGAAGGCGATGTTGCGACCTTCCACTATCACGACAACCTGAACCGCGCGATTCGTCATCTCGGGCGAATCCTGCTGGATTTGATCCCGAAGATTTACGACTCGAAGCGGGTTGTGAGGCTGCTGAACGAGGACGGCACGACCAAGGATGCCAAGGTCGATCCTAGCTTGCCCGTGCCTGTCGCTAAAGCAGACGGCATGGAGATATTCAATCTCGGGGCTGGCGTCTATGACGTAGAGACGGCGACGGGGCCGAGCTTCACGACCAAGAGGCTTGAGGCTGCCGAATCCATGATGGAGATTGCCCAAGGCAACCCGCAGGTTTGGAGCACTCACGGCGACTTGATCGTTAAGGCGATGGACTGGCCGGGGGCTGATGACTTCGCAAAGCGGACCAAGGCTCTGATGCCTCCAGAAATGCTTAAGGCGATTGAGGCCGCAGAGAATGAGGATGGGCCAGATCCCAAGATGCAGCAGCTTGTTGAGGCCGCCAATCGCGAAATCCAGATGCGTGAGGAGGCTTTGCAGCGTGCCGCGCAGAAGGTGCAAGAGCTTGAGTCTCAGCTAAAGACAAAGGCGGAAATGGCCGAGGCCAAAGAGAAAGAAGTCGAGATCAAGGCTTATGAGGCCGAGACCAAGCGCGTCGAAATGCTGATGCCGTATATGACGGCCGCGCAGCTCGCAATGCTTACGACTCAGACGACCGGGCAGGCTGCAACGCCCGAGGACTTGCTGTCCGAATACTCGGCACGCAAGGCAGATGAAATGCAGCAGCAGCAAATGATGCAACCGCAAGAACCCGAGGAATCTCTCGCGTAACTCACTCCATTACGGAGTGCCCAAGAAGCCGCCTTCGGGCGGCTTTTTTATTGGTGAGGATTTATGGACCAAGACGTGCAAGAAGTCGAAGTTGAAGCGCCCACGCAGGAAACTGCGCCCACCGCCGAGGTTTCGGCGGAAGTAGAGGGAACGGCTCCCACGGAACCTAAACCGGAAACGCCGCCCGCGAAAACCTACACGCAAGAAGATTTTGACAGGGTTATCGCACGGGAAAGACACAGAGCGGAGAAACGAGCAGAGCGGGCCGGGTATGAACGCGCCATGCGCGAGGCTGCTGAAAGGCGGCTACAGGAATTGCAAGCCCCCGCTCCCGTTGCTCCGTCAGGCGATGGCAGGCCCACGCAGGACCAGTTCCAGACGTTCGATGCCTACATGGAAGCCCTGACCGATTGGAAGGTCGAGCAGAAGATCCAAGGCGTAGGACGCAAAGCAAGCGAGGAAAGAGCGCAATTCGAGGCCCAAAGACAGGCTGAAGAAGTCCGCTCAAAGCTCGCCCCCGCTGCGGAGAAGTATGAGGATTTTGAGGATGTGGTGCTTCGTGACGATCTCCCGATTACTCGGGATATGGCCGAGGCAATTCTTGAGCTAGGCAATGCAGGACACGACGTTGCCTATCACTTGGGGACACATCCGAAGGAAGCCGCCCGCATTGCTGGATTGGGACGAATCGCGCAGATCAAGGAAATCGACAAGATCGCCGCGACCCTGAATAAGCCGCCAGAGCCCACAAAAGCGCCTGCACCGATTGTCCCCAACGCGGGGACCGCGAGCGTCGAGAAGCGTCTTGAGGACGCTGACTTTGACGAGTTCGTGAAGATTCGGCGCAAGCAAATTGCCGCAAGGCGAGGCTACTAATCAAGGGCTACAGAAATGGCTAACACCAACCTCACGATTGACATGATTACCAAGGAGGCTCTGCGCATTGCGCATGAGAAGCTTGCATTCCTTGGCACGATTGACCGCAGTTACGATTCTTCGTATGCCAAGTCCGGCGCGAAGATTGGCGACGTTCTCCGCGTTCGCCTGCCCAACCAATTCTCCCGTCGCTCTGGCTCTCGGGTCATGGACGTTCAGGATGTGACGAGCGAGAAGGTGGATGTGACCGTCGCCACGCAGGACGGCGTTGATATGCGCTTCAACTCGGCTGAACTGGACCTCGACC